ACACCTTTGTAAGTTACATTCACATTTTTGTTATTTGTTACCATTTTATTTGTTGTTTGGATTTTTTCCCATTCCGGAGGTTTGTTTGTGGGAGAGGAATACCCTCATCCCTTATATAACAAACATACGAACTTTTCCTGAGAATTCCTAATATTTATTGAAGTATTTATAACGAATTTATCCACAAGTTATCCACATTTAGCTAACGTGTTGATAATCAATAACTTATACTTTAGGTAAAATTGCCATATTTGTACTTACCATTCATCAAGTTATATTACCGCTCATCACATAACGTGATAAATTTCAATATTTTTTTATCGTTTGGTTAGAAGTGATATACTTATATATACAACAAACTTAAAATAATTCTATGGCAAAAAGATTTACTGACACTGATAAGTGGAAAGATGAATGGTACACAGACTTACCTAATGATTATAAAATCATTTGGCAGTACCTATTAGATACCTGTGATAATGCTGGTATCTATAAAAGAAATGTTAAGTTACTTAATATTATGTGCAATACTAATGTATCTGAAACTGATATATTAAATGCATACAAACTTAGAGTTACTCCTATCTCTGATGAAAAATGGATAATCAATAAATTTTGTGTATTTCAGTACGGACCTGATTTCTTAGAGAGTAAGAATAAAGCTGTAATCTCTGTAGTTAATAAACTAATAGAGAATAACCTCTATCAATCCTCTACCAATACCCTATTGATACCCTATCTATCCCCTATCAATACTCTATCTATACCCTATGGATACTCTATCGATACCCCCAAAGAACAAGAACAAGAACAAGAACAAGTTAAAGAACAAGATAAAGAACAGGTTAAAGAAGAAGTAAAATATGAATATAGTGATAGAGCTAAAGGGAATACAAAGAATATAGCAGAAAGATTATTGGATGTATTAATGGATGCGGATTCAGATGATTACAAATACAATAGAGCAGTAGAAGATTGGAGAGAGTTAGGTGGGATAGATGGAGTATCAGAATTATTAGAATGGGATGAATCACAAAAGAATAATTGGAAGAATAAATTAGAAACAATATACAAAATCAAAACAGCATAAAATGAAAACACAAGCAGATTTAGCAAATGATATCCAAAAGGATATGGAACAAATGGGTTACTTAGCAATCCCAGACTTTAGTAAGGTTGGTGACCTTATTGATACAAAAGACTATAACTTAGAAAAGAAGAATGCATATTATCAAAACCTCAGCAAGTTAGCATTAGAGCAGGCGTTTGATGAGATGATGAAAGAGTTTACAAACAATAAAATTAAATAAGATGAGTATTAAAAAAATAGAAGGATATCCAAATTACTTTATATCAGATACAGGTATAGTATATTCAAACATACATTCAAACAGAGCATTCTTTGCTGGTGGTATGTATCCTATTGCACCAAAGGTACACAATAGAGGATATTGGGAAGTAGGTTTGTTTCCACCTGTAACCGTTGGTAAGGATAAGAAACGTAAATGGTTTAGAGTACATCAGTTAGTAGCAAACGCTTTCATTAAGAAACCTTCAGTAACTTATGATGTATATGGTGATGTAATTGAATTAGTACCTAACCATATCAATGGAAACAAAAAAGATAATAGAGTAGAGAACTTAGAATGGTTGACTCGTTCAGAGAATATGACACACGCCTTTGTTGTATTAGGTAGAGAAAACGTTACACGTCCTATTTATTATGACGGGGTATTATATAAATCAATCAAAGAATGTGCTATGGTAAATGGATTTAATCATCATTCACTTTGCTCAACCCTATCACATCGTAAATCTTTATATAAAAAGAAACCAATCAGTTACGCTACGGATGCATTAGTAAACAACAATTTAAAATAGTAATTATGAAATGGATTAAATTAGGAACGTGGTTAGAATGGATAATAGATTTTTTAACAATGGGACAAGGTGAAAGAATTGCACTATGGGTAGCAAGAAAGGTATTCGGAAAAAATGAATGTGGATGTTGCCAAAGAAAAGAATGGCTAAACAAACTAACTAACCCTGAATACGATGGAGAATGTAACGGAATAAAATTATACTAAATGGAAAACAAAATAACACACATAGATTGGGAATGGTTCCCCGAAAGATACAATGATATAATAGTACACTTTTCAGATAACAAAAGAGAAGTATGTAGAATGAGAAATGTAGAGATAGGAGAAATGGATTCACTATCATGCGGAGCAGTTAGAGATTATCTAATTTATGTTTATATGTACACAGGCGAAGTAGAGAGTTATGCAATAGTTGAGAAATCAACGGACATTGTGACAAACATTAAACAATACAAAAGCAAATATGGAAAATAAATACGCACCCTTTGATGAGGCAGAGTTTAATCTAATGAGAGAAGAACTTGCATCAATCAGAATGCATTTACCCGAACACTTAATGGGTAAGATGTGGAGTAGATGTACGCAGGTTAGAGGTAAGAAAGAAAACCAACCCTGCAGTTGCAAATCATCAGGCGGCCTATGGGCTAGATGCATTGATGAGTTGAGAAAATTTGTAAGTGATAGAATTTAATGAATATAGAGGAAATACAAAGAGAAAACAATAGAAGGCTGGACATTCTTTATAGAGTTAAGAATGACTGGTTGATGTCAGCAGCATACAACATAACAAAGAATAGAGAGATGGCTAAGGAATTAGTTGCAGAACTCTATTCTTACATTGCCGAAAGAGGTAATCCAAATATATGGTATGGTGAGGATGATTTCAATATGATGTATCTCCATAGCTTTTTAAGGACAAGGCACATCAATATGGTAAAGAGTAATAATAAAGTACAAACCATTTCGGAGAACTATGATGTAGTAGATGAAGAATACAATGAGGAGATGGATAATAAAATACAAAGATGCTATGATGATATAGTAAATGAGATACAGCAATTACAAAGAACAAAGATGTGGAGTTCAGCACGATTAGCTGAATTATATTTCTTTAGTGATGATAAGATGACATTGGATAAGTTAAGTAAGAACATAGGGATAAGCAAGAGTACATCCTTTCTAAATGTTAAGAAGATTAAACAACATATAAGACTAACAAAGATTAATCCCTTCAAACCATCCTAGAAACGATTCTAAGGTGGCAAGGTTCAACGATAACTACGAAGGTGGATATAGTTGTTATATGTATATATATTGTTAAATACAACGAATTACAATGGCATTTGAAAAGAACGATAAGAGAATCAATAGAGCAGGCAGACCTGCTGGTGCACTGAATAGAAGTACGGAGATGATGAAACTATCATTAGCTCGTGCTACTAATAAGGTAATGGATAATCTCCCAGCACTAATGGAAGATATGATGAAGAAAGACCCGAAGGGTGCAGTAGATATCACACTTAAGATGTTAGAGTTTCATTTGCCTAAACAAAGTAGAATGGAATTGAAAGCAGAAGTAGAACAAAGAATACAGCAGATATCCGTACACATTACACAAAATCAAGTAGATGCATCTGGAAGTCAATACAACGATTAGTTATAAGCACATAGAGGATTGCCCTACTAGAGTTTGTCATTTGGTTGGCGGCTCAAGGAGTGGTAAGACATACGCTGCACTTCAATGGCTTATCGTACAAGCCCTTCAAAACAAAGAGTTGATAACTATTGTAAGGAAAACAATACCATCGCTTAAAAGGACTGTAATGAAGGATTTCAAAGACCTGATGCAGAGCATGGGTATATGGAATGAGAATGATTTTAATATATCAGATAGGACATATACGTTCTATAATGATTCACAAATACAATTCATCAGTACGGATAACGCTGAAAAGTTAAGAGGAGTTAAATCTAATTTACTTTGGATAGAAGAAGCATCAGAGGTTGATAGTGAATCATACCTACAATTACAAATCCGTACAACAGGCAGAATCATCCTAAGTTATAACCCTACAGTATCTCCTTGGCATTGGTTAAGAGAGATGGTAGATTGTACTAGATACTTTACTAGCTACAAAGATAATCCCTATTTGGAAAAGAGTGTGATAAGAGCCTTAGAGGATTTGAAACACACCAACATTAAAGCATGGCAAGTATATACAAAGGGTGAGTACACAACAAACGATAAGGCTATATTTGAATTTGAATTAGTAGAGTGGTTGCCGGATGAAGCAGAGTTTGTAGCATGGGGATTGGACTTTGGATATGCCAATGACCCTAACGCATTGGTGAGTGTATGGAAGCTAAATGGTAATGAGCTATACATCTTAGAACACTGCTATGAGAAGGGAATGGTGACAAACGAAATAACCGATATGCTAAAGAAAGCAGTGAGTGGTAATGAGGAGATATGGGCTGATAGTAGTGAACCAAGACTGATAGAAGAAATTCGTAGAGCTGGATTTAATATAAAGCCGGTAACGAAAGGTAAGGATAGTATTAACTTTGGTATAGGTGTATTGCAGAACTATAAGATAAAGATACCTAAGAGTTGTCAGAACCTACTTAATGAGTTCTATTCGTATGAGTGGGAGACAGATAGGTTTGGTAAGATATTAGATAGGCCTGTTGATTTTAACAATCACTTATTAGATGCTGCTCGTTATGTGGCTATGATGAAGTTATCACAAAAAGCAACAGCTATGGGAAAATATGTAATTAGTATAAAATAATATAATATGGAAAAAGAATTTGACATTGACAATTTAACAAAAGATGATTTTATGGAGATGGCGGCTTATGTTGCTATGAGTGAGAAGAAGAACGTAGAACTTCTAAATCAGCTAAGAGAAACTAAAGCTTATTTATCTGCAACTCTACAACAAAGGAATTCGGCAGAGAATAAATACCAAAACTTATTAGCAGAAAGGACTGTAAATACAATTCCTATTACTGAAACAATAGTAATGAATTCCTCATTGATAAACCCAGAACAATGGGCAGTGCCTGAAGGTAGGGTAAGTAAAATAGAAAAATCAGATAAACAATAATATGCAAAATATAGAAAGTTACTTAAAGGATTATAAAGATAAGTTTGAATCTTATCATAGTGGGATGACTGTGGATAATCACCAACAACATAATCCAGACCCAGACTATTGGGCTATCCTATTGGGTGATGTAAAGTTTAACCCTGATAGATGGAAAGGAAAGAGAGCATTTGATTTCGGATGTGGCTGTGGTAGAAATCTAATTAACCTATCTACACTAGCTGAATGGGAAACTATTGATGGTTGTGATATATCAAAGAGTAATGCAGAGTATGCACAACAATGGTATATAAAGAATACAACAAAGACATCTGCTTGTAAGACATGGGAGAACAATGGCAAGGATATACAACCAACACAATACAAATACGATTTTATAATGTCACACATAGTATTCCAGCATATAAGCAATTATGATGTAAGATACTCTATTATAAAGGACATGTACGATTCCCTAAACGAAGATGGATTATGTTCACTTCACTTTATGGATTTAAGTACATCATCTAGATACTTTGAGAATTCATTAGAGTGGATGAATTGTAGAGTAGAGAACGAGCAATTCTTAGTTGATGATTTTAATAAGATTGGATTCAAAGATGTTAGCGTGGTTACTGGTAGAGATTATTTAACTGGTGTTAAAGCATATTATATAAAAGGAACAAAATGAAAAAAGAAATAAAAATAACAGTACCTACTAAATGGTCAGCTGTTACATTAAAACAATACCTAGCACTACAAAGAGATTTGAAAGTGTATGGTGAAGATGAGAATGCGTATGTAGCATGTTTGTTACATCACCTATGTGGATTCTCGCCGGAGTATCTGCATGGCTTGGATACTGAAACGTTTATTAACATTAAGAAAGACCTTACAGGTTTTATGAATAATACTGAAAGTGAACTACAAAGGTTTATTAAGATAGATGGTAAGGAGTATGGCTTTGAACCTAACCTATCAAAAATGTCTTATGGTTCTTATTTGGATATTACTAAGCATGATACGTTTACCATTGATGAGAACTGGGCAAAGATAATGAGTATCCTTTATAGACCTGTAAAGAGAAAGAGTATGGGAACGTATGAGATAGAAGAATACACAGGCAAAGATAATGAGGCCCTATTCTTAGATGTACCAATGGATATACATTACGGAGCACTCTTTTTTTTTGTTCGTTTATTAACGGCCTTACCGAGCGTTATCCTGAAATCTATGATGGATTCGGAGATGCTCCCTCAGACCATCAAGTCCGTTTTGGAAAGAAGTGGAAAAATTACAGCTCAGTTATCCAATTAGCAGGAGGAGATATAAACAAAATGGATGAGGTTGTAGAGTTACCATTAGAACAATGCTTACTATTCTTAGCATATAATTCAGATTACAATTACTTACAGAATCTCCTACATAAAGAAGTTTTGGCAAGAAACAAATAGTAATCCACTACATTTGATGAATCAGTTGTTAAATAATAAAATCATTAGTATATGCCAACTCCAGCTTACTTAGCCAGATTTAAAGCAACATCTGGAATTTACTTAGGACCTACTAGGGGAAAGAGTTCACCGAAGAACAATAGACAAGCTTGTTTATGTGCGAATTCAAACACATACTCACGCAAATGTTGTGATGGTGCACTGATTCAACAAGGGATAGGACAAACGCAAGTACCTGCACAATTCGCAACGAGAGGAGCATTTAGTGTTGGGTTCAGTAATGGTTTTGATATAGGAACACCCGTTTATTAAAAATTATAGAAACTTATGTCTCAATTAACTAAAACACAATTAGAGCAACAAAACCAAACCAGCTTTCCTAATAACAATGCTGGGTTTATAACTCCAGCAGCATTAAGAGGATTCAATTCAGATATGATTGATTCTTTAGTTGATGAAGGTGAGTATAATATAAATTCAGCTTCATTCTCAGGAAGTATAGCAGCATTACAAACTTTTAGTTCATCATTGGCTGGACCTTTTGTAACTCAAGCAGAATTAACTCAAACTGCATCAATACTACAAGCTGATATCAATACTAAAGCAACTGTGACTGGTAGTAATAAGTTTGCTGGTTCTCAAACTATTTCAGGCTCATTATTCCTTTCATCATCCGTATCAGGTAACCCACATCAGATTGGTAATACCGCTGGTGGTGATTTATTTATAGTTGGTGCAGCGGGAGCAGATGTTGTTATAGAGAGTACAGCAACATTAACATTAAACGTTAATAGTGGTGTGACAGTAAACTCTACACTTAATGTAGATGATTTAACTGTTTTAGAGCAAGGGTTGATTGTAACGGGTTCAACATCAATATTAGGTAACACAAAAGTAATAGGTTTAACAACTTTAGAAGGTAACACATTTATTAGTGGTAATCTTAAGTTTGATGCACAAAGAAGTTTAGAAGTAAGTTTTATTACTGCTTCAATAGTATCAGCATCATCAGCAGTATTTACACAAACGTTATCAGGTTCAATTCTTAATATAAATGGTTCAACTACTATAACTGGTAGTACAAGTATATCGGGTTCAACTACTATAACTGGTAGTACAAACATATTAGGTAATACATCTATAACAGGTAATATAACTGGAAGTGGCACATTAAAAGTAGGTGGATTTGTATCAGCAAGTGGTGGAGTAAATGCACAGGGTGGTGGTACATTTGTTGGAAACTTAACGGCTAATAACTTTCAATTCAATAACATTGGATTAAGTGGAGTTGTATCAGGTTCTCTAATCATTAATCAAAACTTAACTGTATTAGGTTCTTCATCAGTAAACTATATTACATCTTCTCAATTATCAATTGGAACAAATATAATTTCAGTTAATACTGATACACCTGCAGTAAGATTTGGTGGATTGGTTGTAAACGATAGTGGCTCAATTCCACAAAACTCAGGTTCATTCTTTTATGATTCAGTAGAAAATCGTTGGATTGATATACACACATTAGGTAATGGTATTACATCTTCACTTTTCATATTAGGACCTGAAACATATAACAACATTGGTAACGAATCAGGTATAACAACAAATACAATTCCTAAAGGAACTGATAACGGAGAACACATTGGTAACTCATCAATAGTAGATAATGGTACGGAAGTACAAATAGGTAACGCAGTTAGATTTACAAATGGTGTAACTGGTTCATTAAACGTAACCGGAGCATTAACTTCATCATTACGTTCTGGAAATATTTTAGTTGGTAATGCTTCAAATGTAACATCATTAATTCCAACTGCATCATTTGCAAGTAGTGCATCTTTTAATAGTTTTACAGCAAGTGTTAATTCAACTACTGCATCTATTAATTCTAAAACAGGTTCATTCGCAACAACAGGTTCAAACACATTTTCAGCTTCACAGGTAATATCTGGAAGTTTAGATATACAAAACGCATTAACCGCATCATTACCTTCGGGTTATGTTTGGGTGGGTGGTGCAAATGGTAGAACACAATTGGTTTTAACATCCTCAATACAGGGTGTACAATTTCCATTCTCTGGTTCTGCTGAAATAACAGGT